ATTTGAGCCTCACCTTATGCAGATCTACCAGGAGGTTCTCAACCTTAGGCGTCTGTCAACTGGTGGGCAGCTCCACTTTATCGGAACCCCCACTGAGGGCATTAACGACTATGCAGACCTATGGGAGATGGGCAATACGGCCAACCAGGATAGAGACCCACAGGTATTCAGCTTCAGGCTATCAACTAGGGGTAACGTAGGGTTTGGACTTGCTGTTGACACATTTGATGCCATTCTTAGGCAGCAGTCAGAATACCTGATCCCACAGAACATTGACGGATTCTTCATTGAATCAAGTAACGCATACTTCAGTTCTACCTCTGTGGACTCCTGTTTTGTTGACGAAATGCCACCTGAGCAGCCTCCAGCTGCCAAACATAAATACGTCCAGGGGTGCGATCCCGGCCTCCTTAGTGATAGTACCTGGGCCATCACACTTGACAATACTGAGAAAAATGGTATAATAGGAGTGCGAGCGAGGACGAGAACAGGAAAACAAACAATACAAGCAGTTGTGAATATGGTACGTGAAGGACATCTTCTCTACAATCAAGATTCAACCTGTACAACAATCTTAGATGAAACAGGGTTTGGCGGTAAGATGTTTAAGCAAGAGTTTAGTATTATTAAGCCGCTTAGGGGATACGACTTTGGCGGAACAAAAGCCAGAAAGCTTGAACTCCTGTCCGACCTTAAGGCTACGATGGACAAGAAAATGATTGTATTCCCAAGGACCGGTATCTGGATGCAACTCAGGCGCCAACTATTGGCGTATAAACTTGACGATAAGAAACTAGAACAAGACGCTGTTATGGCTTTAGCTGTTGCCGTACGACACGCGCTTAGAAACCAACACAGCTTTGTGGAGAACCCGGTGTTCACCTATTTTGGAGGTTCTGACTAATGGCAAAGCCAAAGCTAAAACTGCCTGACGAGGAGCAGAAGGCTCTGTCCATGGCGTCAACTGCCCTCATGATGAGAGACATTGATCCAGCATACGACGAGAACTTTAGCATCCTTAAGGAAGCATATACTAGGAAGCAGATGCAAGAGCCCGAGCAGGCCCGACTTCGTTCAAATTTTAGACGATACGACCATTTCTATTATCCAAATACGCTCACGCTCGGCGGTGCCGATCACTGGGCGGAAGACCCGTCAGCTCGCACTGCCGGGCGTGCTCACGTTTCTGTGAATGTGCATCCAGCTTATGTAAATATCCCATCCTCACTTCAGGCCGTACTCCCGGTGATTAACTACGTTCCTACCACTATGGACAAAGATGGCCGCGCTCAAGCTGCACGCCGAGAGAGACTTTACTTTGCCTGGGCCGAGGCCAATGAATTTGACGTTCGACTAGAAGAGGCGTGTTTGTACAAGAGCCTATACGGGCACACTGCTGCCAAAGTCACGTGGGACCCAGTTGTCGGAATCCCAAGAGTCACGATTATTGATACTCCAGAGAATCTGTATCTTGGGTATGGCGACTCCAACTACAACCGTATTGATTGGGCGATCTACACCTATGGTTTGAGTCCTCAAGCTGCCATGGAAGACTTTGGCATTGAGATCATTCCGGTTAAGGATAACAGCAAGTGGCACCCATACACATATCAGTCCAGCCACGACGACCCACTTGCAAACGTCTACACAAAGGAATACAGCAGAGACCCGAGCCGGATTAACACGGCCTACGACAACATGAAGATCACGGTGCTTGACTACTGGTGGAAAACACCAACAAAGCCCGGCAAGCCAGCCATGGTTCATAATGCTCTAATCGTTGGCAATACAATTGTTCAACACGCAAAGCACCCAGAACTAGCCGGCATCCTACCTTACGTCACGCTGCGCAACAGCATGATCCCTGGTAGCCCGTATGGAAAGTCGGAACTATTCGACGTAGAGCAGCTTCTCCGCGAGAAGGACGAGCGAATTACTGCTCAGGCACAGATGATCCAGTCAGTTGTTGGCGGACAGATGTGGCAGCTCGTTGGAGGCGACGCCCCAGACGAAGTTCCAGCTAACGCAATTCCTAAGCCGGGCCGCGTTGCTACGCCGGGACCAGGCAATGAGCTGCGTGCCATTACTCCGTTTATACCACAGTTCCAGGTTGAAGATTACAACAAGCGCATTGACCGTGAAATTGCAGTGGTTACCGGACTTAACGATCTCCTCCTTGGCCTAGCGCCATCAAGCGTACTTGGCTCAAGCCGTGCAATTGCGTCGCTTGTGGCTAACTATGAACAGCGCATTGCCCCGAAGCGAAAGCTTCTGTACTCGTGGGTAAAGCGAGTGTGGGAGATGTCCGCTCGAATGTGGGAAGCGAAGGACAAGGCAGTCAGCGAAATTATTGGTGGCGAGTATCGTCTTGAGATTACACCGCCAGAGCTTACGCCACGAGATACACTTGAACTTGCCCAGACTGCTCTCAACCTCGTGCAGGGACGAATCTGGAGCGCAGAGCGCGCAATGGATCGCGTCGGAGTGGAGGACCCAGAAGGAGAGAAGGATATCATCCGAGACGAGCAGACGGACGCCACACTCAACCCAGCTGCAGTACTGACCATGGGCCAGCTCATGATGATGTTCCAGCAGCTGCAGCAGCAGCAGGCAGCAATGCAGCAGCAGCAGGCAGCTATGCAACAGCAACAGGGTCCGCAGATGGCACCTGGTGGGCAGGGAATTCCACCTGACGTTCAAAGTCAACTACAAGCTCAACAGGCATCGGCCCAGAACGCTTTCCGACAAGTTGGTCAGCCTCAGGGGACAGAGCAGATGAACGGTGGAGAGATGGGCGGAGTTCCGCCAGAGATGCTACCAGAGAACGCTCAGCCAGGAGCGCAGCCTCAGCAAGGCGTGGGCGAACCTGGTGACCTAGGTGCTCAGATAGCAGCCCTACGACAAAACAAAACAATAAACCGCCTAGCAAGATAACGGAGGACTATAATGGCACGTAAAGGTAAATTCGGACGTTCAGCATCTGGTTCGCAAAACCTGTCGTCGCTTGTCTATTCACTCCTAAAGGAAGAGCGGAACAACCAAGAGAACAATATGATCACTTCGTATCGGAACAACATGCAGTCCGGTACAGCAGCTGGGCTATTCACTTCAAACGGTACAACCAGCCCGGCGACGGCAGAAAATCTTGTAAACTGGTATCTAGCTCAAGCATCAGCAGCTAGCGCTGTTGGCGACTCTTCAGGCGCCGAGGCGTTCAGGACGCGAGCAGAAGAGTTCCGTATCCAGGCCTTACGAGACGTTGAAAGCGTTCTCGACAACGCCTATCAAAATGGCAACGCAATTGATCTTGCTCTAATCGGAGGCAGTGGATCTGCCAAGATTGATGGTGCAGAGTATGAAAAGTGGCTAAACGAAATCATTGATGATCCAGCAATGACATCATCGGATAGGGAGAGACTACAGAGTAAGCTGTTCACTGTATCTTATAACTACGCGGCAGAAAACATGGTCAACGGATTCAATGAAGATAAGTATACGGCAAACCAACTGGTAAGCTTTTATGAAAAGGAAATGAAACGGGCCATTGATAGCGGATTGACGGAAACAAGCAAAACGTATCGAGACATCGTCTCCGCAAAGGCAACAGCAGTTCAACGCGCAGAGAGCGACGCGCTGCAGGGAAGAGTTGATTCAGTTGAAAATGGCATTCGCGGAGAAACAGACGCCATGGCAGATGCAATCCAGAGGCTAATTAAACCGGTAATCGGAAACTACTTCTCGTCATCAGATGTCATTACAGGGCTAACGTCCGACATTGGAAAGGGCGATGGAGACGATTGGCTAGTTAGGTTTGCGGGAGCAGTTCAGTCTGGAAAAATTGATTACGTTCAGTTGTTTGACGCTGGAGCGTCGGCAAACGGACTTACGTCAGACCAAATGCGTGAGATTGCCTCTGTATTTGGAGATCTAACCTCTCAAGTTGACAGACTCAAGAACCAGGGGTACCTCAAGGAGCTAGGAAATTGGATCCCATTTGCCGACGAGATGTCAACCGCTTACACCGACGGGGCGTTCGCAGCATCAACCAGGCCGTTTGTGACGTCTTTTAATTCCTCATACGCAAAAGTTGGTGGTAGTATTGGTGTACCTTTCTCGGGCGAACCAAGTGCGTCAGCTTCCGCTTTGTCTTCGTTAATCGGTAACATTGCTGGTGCAGGTAGCGAAAACAACGTATCAGACAGTCAAACCACTAATCAGGTATCAACATTCGGCCAGGGAATGATTCCAGGTCTAATTGCGTATCCTGCAATGGAATCAGTTGAAGATCTTGTCAATTACCTGTCTAAAACCGGAGCAACTTCAGGAATGGATAAGACTGATATTGCAAACGGAATTGCTGAGTGGCTATTTGTTTCAAAAACTAACCCGAGCGCATCAATTACTGGTCCAATCTCACAAGAATTGTACAATCTTGGCATGGTTTCAACAATGTTGGACAATCAAATTGGTGGATCTGGCGGACTTACTAGCGGCGATATCCTTCGGCTGTATATTGAGTCGGTGTATATCCCAGAGTCAATTAGAACAACATTAGACGCTGGCGGAAATCCTACTCGTGCGCAAGTATACAAAATGGACCCAAAGACTGGTGAGTTTGCATTCAAGGTTATTCCAAGCGGAAACATTTCAAGTTCGGACTACGTTATTACAGCAATGGCTGACGGATCGGTTTATTACACTCAGTCTATCCCGTATACTGGAGGCGAGGTTGGAGCAAAAGCAATTAAGTTTGTTCCGGTCCCAGGGGGCGGTAACTACGCCGCAGGCAATGATGCAAACGATCTGATTGTCATTGACTTTACTGGTGGAGTAGGAGATCCCGTCGCCTTGACGGCAAGCCAGATTGAAGATTTTTCAAGTTGGTATGCTGGAACTCCTGGAGCAGCTTCAGGTGGAGACTTCTCCGGTTTCAGGCTTGAGCCAGATCAAGCCACCCCTGGAGTTATGAAATTCGTGGGTGGGGTTGATTTGATCAAATTACTAGGCCAGACATGGGCAGCTGGACCAGGATCTACTTTCTCCGATTGGATTAATGCAAGGGGAATATCTCTAAAAGATATCAGCGTAAAAAGGTATGGTTCAACTTTAATTTTAGGGAAAGACTTTATTCCAAATTTTAGAATGGAAATCTTCACTTCAGGCGTGCAGGGAAGTGATGTTAAGACGGCGGTTAAAGATTGGCTAAATAATGTTAAGGGAATTAGCGACGGAACAGGAAAAATTGCCAGCTTAATTTTGGGTAACTTAGGATCATTTAGCGGTACATCGGGAAGTGATGGCATTACGTGGAATATGTGGTCTGAAGGAAATTATTATACTAACAGCACTGACGACACAAGGGACAAACTTCCACCGGTGCCTACAAGCACCCTTCCAGACCCAAGAGACACAGCAGGTGGCAATCCTGGGTTTGGCATGGAGCCAGGTCTAGGTGGTCGACCAAGTTCTTCTGGGGCCGTAATTGGAGGAACGGCTGGCGTAAGAGGGACTGGTAACGCAGTGATTCCAGACATGATGGAACATACATTTAGGAATCTTACTGGTACTAATACGGATATTCCAGCCCTACTACCTGGACCAGCTGGATCTGGCGGTGGACCTTCAATTGGACCATCCGGAGTAGATGGCCCAACGGTTACAGCCCCTTCGGTTGCACCTGGCACTAAGCCTACAGTTTTGCCACAGGGACCAAGCATGCGTCCCATGGCTAGCTCAAGTAAGTATTCCGCTAGGGAATTAGGAGTCGGTAGGACAGGAATGAGGAATTTGTAATGGCTAAAATTGGCGGTAGCAGCATTGTTGACGATACGCCACCATATAACACTAACAATACTGATCAGGGAGGAATTACTTCCCGTGAGCTAAACATTAATGTAACTCCAGAATACGGCGTTGAAACAGGGCGCCTAGCTGATGTACCGACGGAACTTTCCAATGGCGGAGACTCAAGCAATCCGCTTGACTTTGCCGCGTCTTTGCCTTTCCGAGGCCTTGGAGTTGCCGGCCAGGCGCTTGGAACTGGTCTCAAGGTTGGAGCTGACATCATAGGAGCAAGCCCAGTTGGGTTTGTTGCCAGCCAAAAGGTCGGCGATACTTCAGTTGGCGATGTTGTCGGAAATATCGGGAAAGTCTTCTTGGATATTTTGGCCAAGCCGGGAGAAGTAGTTCAGGACATCGGGGCAAGGCTGCGCGTCATGACGGCTAACGGAACTTTGC